ACTTTAATCTTAGGTTTGGCATACTGTACACCTTCGTTGTTATATACGTTTAGAATATAACGCTTCTTGGCAGTCCATACACCTTTGTCGGATAGACCTTCACGTTTCATCTGCATCTTCTGTGCATATGCGTGGACATAATCAGCCAACTCTTTGTAAGATTTGTCAATATGCGGTTGCAACTTTTCTTCACAGATTTTATCCATGAACTTGATTGTTTCTTCCGTGGATTTACCGGCCAAGAACTTATCACACAATTCACCCATACGCAGGTAAATTGAATCGGTATCGGATGCGATTACATAATCAACATCTTCTGTACCGAGAATCTTGTTCATGTACTGGTTTATTTTTGCTTCAATCCAACGAATTGAGAACTGACCTGCCGTAGTAACTCCAAGTGCCATGCGTAGGTCATAGAACCTAAAATACTGACTTCCCAAAGCGCCGTAAGCGGAGTTGAGGGAAACTTTTTTAGCGAGTTGAAGATTATTGAATCTGGCGATTCGTTTTTCAATTTCGTATTGTTTTGATTTGTCTTTTTCATTTTCTTTTTCCTGTTGGGCAGCCAACATCATGTTCTTAAACTTCTTACGGTCAACATACATTTCTTCACACATCGCAGGTAAGAAACCTTGTTTGTCGGTACGGAAGAATTGACCGTTTGGAGTAATAGTCACACCATCAAGTTTGGATAAATCAAGTTGTTTCTTCAACAACTTTTCAACTGTTACACCTTGTGAAAGTACATCACGCATTTCATCGGTGTATTTTTCTGGTTCAATCAAAGTCTCGGGTGAAATATTGTATTGCATCATCAAGTGAGGATACAAACTGTTCAAGTCAAACGAGGCCACAAACTTGTGAGCGCCAACTTGTGGCACTTTAACATAGGCACCTTCAAACATGCCGTCTTTTTCTTGTACATCCCGTGGAGGAACAATGATGCCTTTTTCCAACAAATAGGAATAAGTCATAGAATCCCACATACGTGTCTGTGCAAAGATATCTTCGTAATTACACTTAGTATCATAGGCAAGGGTTAAACCAAGTTCAACCAATTTCAACTTATCTTCCAAACGTTCAAACAGCACCGCATCTTTAATGTTGTATTCAATAAAGAGTTGGAAGTTACGTTTGTATAGGTCATGCAAACTGTCATATTCATCATAGGACAATTTAGAATCACCGAGTTCTACGTTGGCGATGTTATCCAAACGATATGATTCTTGTGACTTACCACCCGGCGCATACCATTTGTAGAGTTCAATATAATCAAGTTGTTCAACACCCATAAAACCGTATGCAATCATCTGACGGCCATTTACCACAGTTTTGCGTTCTGAGATATAATTCCAAGGAGACAACTTCTTTGCTTCTTGTTCACCGAGAATTTTACGGAAACGATTCACCAAATAAGGTACGTCAAAGAACTTGGTGTTCCAACCAGTCAGTGCATCAGGTGTATGAAGACCCCAATGTGTGATGAACAGTTTACATAGAGACCACTCATCTTTACATTTGTAGTAGGTAACATTCTTAGGATCGTTGTTGACGAAATCACCGCAACCCCAAACGTGCATGTGGCCACCAAGTTCTTTCAAGGCAATGGCCGTAATTGGTTCGTTGGCCTGATATGGGTCAGGGAAACCATTTTCAGAACCAACCTCAATGTCAATAATATCAACTTTGATTTTGTCAATATCCCAATCAATCATTGTTGGGTGTTGGTCGGCAATAAACGCATACTCAAATCTGGTATTACCAAAAATCTTTGGTGCACCAGGAATGCCGTCATACTTCTTAAAGAACTCACGTGCGTCACGGATACAATCAAATCGTTTCTGGTCTAGGTACTGACCATCCAACGAACGATATTGTGTTTGTTTCTTTGAAGGCATATACAAGGATGGTTCATAGTCAATCCGTTGTTTGATGCGTTTGCCGTCCATGATGCCACGGTAAAGAATTGAATTACCGAAACTTTGGACATTTGTGTAAAAATCCATTAATTAACCTGTGATGATTTGTGGTGCTGATGGCGTTTCTTCGCCTTGTTGCATTGCATTATACTCTGAAACGATGCTGGGGTCAGGTGTATATTGGTAAACAATGTGTAGAGGTTCTAACATGATAGGAGAACCTTCAACCGCATACTCTGGCCACGGTGCAAACCCTAGGGAAGGTGGTGCACCAGGAATTGTGGACGGTAATTGTTTGATTTGGACGGGTAGGTTTACCACGATTTGGCCAGTTTTTGTCTGACCTGCTTTACCGATGACTTCTTCACCAGTAACTAATTTGATGCCAATGACGCTCATAATGTTGATCCTTATCAAAATTTCATAAATAGTAGTGTATTATATATGATTTTGTCTGAACCAGCAAGTGGTTCGTGCGTTGTTTACCAGTCTGACAACATCATTTTCCCTGAAATCATGGATCCACTAACGTTATTTGCCTTAGCCAACGGTGCCGTAAAGCTCGTGAAGGAGGGTTGTAAACTTTATAAAGACATAAAAGGCGCCGCCGGAGAAGTCAAAGACGTTCTCAAGGACATGGACGAACAGTTTAAAAAGTTACACCCACCTGAAAAACCTGCGACTATCGAACAGAAAAACCAGTTCATTGAAGAAAAGAACAAGGTTAAAGAACTTAACAAGAAAGCAAACGAAGGCCAACATCAAGGTGTTTATCAAGAAATTGGTGAACATTTAGGTGCATACTATGATAACTTCCACAAGTGTTTGGCTATCATGGAAGAGGAAGAGCATAGAGCAGAAACAGAAGTGTATACAGGTGACGCTAGTTTAGGTAAACGAGCATTACAACGTGTTTTGATGCGTAAACAATTAGAACAAATGTCTGTTGATTTACGTGAACTGATGGTATACCAAAGTCCACCAGAATTAGGTGCTTTGTATACCGAAGTTGAAGCTATGATGGGTAAGATGGGTGAGACCCAGCGTACTCTTATCAAGAAAAAAATGCAGAATGAACAAGCAGCAAAGGTAAGAAGAAGAAAAAGAATAGAAAAACTTAGAGTAGAAATCGCTCTAGGTATAACGGGTTTGGTTGTCGCAGCATCAGTTGGTCTGTTATTTGCGACAGTCGTTGAAGATAGAATTAGGAAATACCCACATCTAGGTGATGGTTGGATTCCAATGACTGAACAGGAGAGAATTGAGGCTGCCAAACCTAAAATTTACACAGGAAGATAATGTTTAAAGACATATTAAATAGATTATTGGAAAATGGAGTTTGGTTTGCAGCAATGATGATTCACTTAATGTCGGCATTTATTACAACAACGTCAATTCTACTTGTTGGTGTTATTATTGATTGGTTTGGAAAAAACACGTGAGAAGGGCGTTTTTTGTTATATTGGTTTTAATGATTCTGGAGTTCTTCTTTAATCATTGTTTTGCATCCGATATTACAGCAAAGTCTTGGCTGGTGGTTGAGAACGGCCACAAGATACAAGGTAAAAATACTACGGAAGTACGGTCAATCGGAAGTATTACAAAACTGGTGACTGCAATGGTCTATCTGGATGAATACAAAAGTCTTACATCCAAAACTGACCAGGACCTTCTCCAACGAACTCTGGTGTCCAGTGACAACCGTGCATCAAAAAGACTTTGTGACAAGGTGCCATCGTGCATCCAGAAGATGAATTTGAAGGTTAAAAGGATGGGATTGGTCAACACCAAGTTCACTGAACCATCCGGTTTGTCTGTGTTTAATATCAGTAATGCGGAAGAACTAATAAAAATTGTAGAGTTGGCCAGTACATATCCAGAGATAGTGCGTATCAGTAAAATCAAAAATGGAAACACAAATCCATTAGTTCAACAAAAAGACTTTACTATAAGCAAAACTGGATTTATAAATGCTGCTGGCGGTTGTATTGTATTAATGTACGGCCAGAGGATAGTTGTGGTGTTAGGAAGTAAAAATGTCCGCACCAGAATTTCTGAAGCGGACACTCTATTGAAGATTTAATCTTCTAAGTCGTAGAATTCAGGTTTCATCACAACCTTTTCATCGAATTCTTTTTTGATGCGTTCAAATTCGGCATCTTCAGCCTTTGCATCATCTTTTTCTTGTGGAGTCTTTTTACCCCAGATGATATCATAGTTGTTTCTATATTCGTTTGAAACTATGCCGGTCTGAATGCTATCACCGGTAATATCATTGGTCGTGGCCATTATTCTTCCTCATACACAAACACGATATGGTCTTCGGTGATTACATAGAATTCACCAGTCTTTTGTGCTGCGTTCCAATTTAAAAGAACAACATCACCTTCTGAAACCTCTTTTGCATCAGGACCAGCAGAAACAACTCTTGCTTTATCTGGTTCACCTGTACTACCTTTGATAATAATACCTGAAGAAGTTTGGTTGACTTGCTCTAGGCGTTCAACGATGACTTTATTGTGTAATGGACGCATAATAACTTTCAAAATGGTTGCAGTGGCTGGACTCGCACCAACGACCTCCGAGGGTATGAACCTGGTGAGATGCTTCTTCTCTACACTGCTATAAAATGGAGCGGCGATACTGATTCTCACAGTAGTCACGGGAGGGCATCCACGTGACGTTATTACGTTCGCCGCATAAACTTGGAGCGGGATGAGAGAATCGAACTCTCAACCGGAGATTGGAAATCTACTGTTTTACCATTAAACTAATCCCGCATACATCTATATATACATCATTTTGGATACACCTGAACAAGGCAGAAGTTCTGATTTTACTTCATGTACTTCACGTGTCAGTTTCACGTTTACTTATCTGCACCCATGAAGGAAAGCATCAAGTGTATTCAAAATGAGGACTCTTTCGAATCCCCATAACCATTACAATACTTTGTAACGGTCGTCCATGATGGTCTTAAGCATCACGGCTTCTGGAGTGAAGGTTTCGATATCACCCGCAAGCATTGGCTTAACCACTGCTGGAGAGAAACCAGAAACCATTGCAACACCAGTTTTGTTGAATTTAACTGGAGCGTTACCATAAGCAGCGTTCAAGTTCCAAAATACCACACGTGGCAATTCGTAACCTGCTTCTGCATACTTACGTGCAATCATTTCGATTGCGCTTTCGTCATATTCAACACCTTGGTCGAATTGCATGTCAGACAAGATTAACAATACCTTTGGCATGTCTTCTTGTGCAACATTACCCTTACGAGCAACACTCAAAATCTTGTCAAATGCACGGTGCAAATTGGTGTTAGCCACTTCGCCAGTGTTCATTTGGGCAATCTTTTCATTGATGTTACCCTTCAGGTTAACCAATTGTGGATTTGCACTGAAGGTCAAGAAAGTATCCTTGAACGCACCAGTGTTCTTGTCAGCCAAATACAATCCCAAAGAGACTGCAACATCTAAACAAGTCAATCCAGACTTTGAACCATATCCGCCAGCAGCGCAGGTCATAGAACCAGAGGAGTCAACCAATGGTAGAATGTCTGCATCACCAACGTAGTTTGGCAAAGCATCCCATTGTGCTTGGATCATGTCCAATTCGGTCTTGTCCCACTTAGCGGCACGTCCATAAGAGTAACCACCAGAGATACGACCTTTCAACACATCGTAAGGGAAAATTGCCGAAGCATTTACCTTTACTTCAACTGAACGTTCAGCCACTGGCTTCACCAATTCAGCAACGTATTGTGCATACAATGGAGAGTTGCGGTTGAATGCCTTTTTGTAACGGGATGCCGCTACGGAAGGCACGTGTGAAAAGTTAATGGAATCCCAATCTTTCGCACACATTTGAGTTTCAACCACTTTGGTCATTTCAACCAATGATTTACGGTAGAACTTTGGTGACATTCCGAAGAACGCACGGATTTCTGCCGCAATCTTACCTTTGCGAGGAGTCCATTTTGCAGCAAGACCATTACGAGAACGCAAAGCGTCACCCAACATGGTATATGCAGCCGACTTCATCACATCGGATTGGAAAACAAAAATGTCATCCCAACGTCCCAATTCAGGGACTTTTGACAATAGAGCCTTACAGGCTTCTACGTCAGTCTTTTCCAAATATCGTAAGATATTACGGAAAGTTTCACGTTCACCAGCACCGCCACGTACATCACGTACCCATGCGGCAACTCGCAACGCTAAATCACGGTCTTCAACCATCGCTGCAACAAATGCAGGAGTGATATCTTTGCCACGTGATGCACCAATGTTGTAGAACAAATCTACAACTGCATTAGCAGTGGACTTACGAGCCTTCATACCGTTTGCGGTACGAGCTTCTTGATTCTTCACGGCGTTAACAAAAGTGTTCATAACTATCTCCTTCAAAATAACAGGTTACCTTTTTACTCTGCACTACCATTGTGCTACTTCCCCATTCGGGCAAGATAGGACTCGAACCTATAACACGAGGCTTTGAATGCCTTTTATGTTGCTGAATGTAACCTAAAAACAACAGGTAAGTTTCCTACTTTTTGTTTCAAGTGAGACTTTCGAAACTCACCTTCGTTGGGACTATTTCAATAAACACCTTCAAAGGTCGAAACCTCCAGCATTTACCATAGTTACCTAACAGTCAGTATAATTTAATTATGCTGTAACTTACCTAAAAACTTCAATACAAGTATTGTATCACAAAAAATTTGTAGAGTCAAGTACTTGTTGGTGCCGGATATCTGGTTCGAACAGATGACCTATCGCTTACAAGGCGATTGCACTACCACTGTGCTAATCCGGCAAAATCTGGAGCGGGTACCGAGAATCGAACTCGGAAATAAACCTTGGCAAGGTTTCAGGTTACCTTTACATCATACCCGCAAAAGAGTTATTATATATCATTCTTATGTCTTTGGCAACAGCCTAGGACAAAATATTTTTGGTACGAGTGGAGGG